CAAACATGGGTACCAAACTTCAGTACTATTACTATTGTAGTAAGCCCAGTATATAACAGATCTAGATTGAGACAGTTTAGCATACAAGATTATGCAAAAGGAAAAATGACAACAACATCGGGTGGAGGATTCATCTAATATGGCAAAGTATCCTTCTACATCTCCGTGGGCAACAACAAGACAAAACAATCTTTATCTTGAGTTATTAGATATCAGACCAGTTCCATCTGAGTCCGATGATTTTCTGTATGTGATAGAAAACCATTATACACACAGACCCGACCTATTAGCGTATGACCTATATGGTAATGCAAAACTATGGTGGGTATTTGTGCAAAGAAACATGTCAGTATTAAAAGATCCGATATATGATTTTGAACCAGGTGTTTCGATTTATATTCCTAAAAAATCTAATCTAGAAAAATATCTAGGAGTATAAGATGGCCGACTTATTTTCTGCTCTTAATCTTGTTAATAACGCTGTTAATGTAGCGCAGAATGTTGCTAGAGCAGCCACTGGAACAGCAGCCAGAGATATTGGAGCAGCAGTTGGAGCAGTTTTAAGACCAGACGGCGAACCGGTATTACCTGGTATACAGACAAATCTCAATAGAGGCACGGTTCAACAAACAACAGGTCTTCGAGGCAGCTCAGCTACAGTTGCTCCAGGTACACCGCCTATACAAGATTCAGGAAAGACACTGTCTAAGAGTGGTGTTAATGTTCGAGGAATACCTAACCCGTTAGAAAATTTTGCAACATGGAGTCCTTTATGGACTATGGCTGCATTAACTCCTCGCCAGTTTAATAATCCTAAATCATATAGAAAAAGTCTAGGCGATTTAAAAAATGTTATATTTTCTTCTGGCGGCAGAGCAGATGGTGCTAGAACAACTCTGCTTGGCGGCATCGCCCCTGAGTATTTTGTTAATAACTTTGTTATGCAGAATCAAATTTCTGCTTCACAGAAGACAGGTAATAGTAATGCGATAACATTCACATGGGACATTTACGAACCATATTCTATGGGTATGCTTTTACAGAGTATGCAGTTAGCTGCATTAGAAGCAGGATATTCTAGCTATCTTGATAATACCCCATATGTGTTAAGATTAGATTTTGTCGGGTATACCGATGACGGTACTCCTTATACAATATTGAAACCTAAGTTCTTTACTATGAAATTAACAAAGATTAAATTTCAAGTTACAGAATCTGGAAGCGTTTATAAATGTGAAGGAATACCATATAACCATCAAGGGTTTAGCAATGTTATTAATAAACTCTACAGCGACATAGCGGTTAAAGGCAGTACTGTTGCCGAAGCACTTTGTACCAGTGAACAGAATCTTGTAACTGCTTTAAACAAGATCGAAACAGATTCAGTTACTTCAGGTAAGACCTGTTATCCTGATGTTTACAAGATTGTTTTTCCAGAGAACTCTCAGTCTTTTGAAAACAGTGCTGAAGGATCCGAAGCTCCTAAGTTTGCCAGTTTTAATCCAGCAGCACTAGCACCTATTTTACGAATAGGTAATGCATCAGCCGGTGCTACTACAACATTACCACCTTCGGGAGCTATTGCTAGTTCGACATTGGGATTTGGCCCAACGTCTGCCGGAAATCAATCATTTAATAAAACAGCAGATGTTGTAAATGAAAAAACAGGTAAGAATCAAAAGTCAAAAATGACTCCTGATCCCAAGGTCAAAACTCTTCAATACAAACAAGAAATGCCTATAACACATGTTATTGCAAATGTGGTAATGAGTTCGCAATATGCCTATGATACTTTGCTACCAGGATCAATGCAAAGTGACGGAACATATAACTGGTTTAAAGTAGACGTTCAAATAAAACTTAAAGAAAATCAGTTTGATGAACGAAGAAAAGATTATGCTAAAGAAATAACCTATAGAGTTATTCCTTATAAAGTTCATTCTAGCGTATTCTCTGGAACGGGTACAGGGTTACCTGGCTATGGAGAAATAGAAAAGAAGATCGGAAAACAATACAACTACATCTACACCGGACAGAACAATGATCTCTTGAAGTTTGATATTGATATTAATAATCTATTTTATTCTGGAGTAAACCCCAAAGGAGAAGAAAACTCTTCGAAAACTAATAATCAAGATCAACGTGCAGGCGAAGAACGTCCAGTTGGAAACCAAGTTCCCGAAGGCGGCGATGACGCAACTAGAAAAACTGTTGAATCTGCTAACACAGGCAAAGGCGGAGTTAAAGCAGATTTCGATCAACAGAGGATCAAAGGTGGTTCTGGAGAAAAGAATAAAACATTAGTAGCACAGAGTTTCCAAAGTGCTTTCTTGAAAAACAACGGTGATATGATCAATATGAACGTTGAAATTTTAGGAGACCCATATTGGTTAGTTGACAGCGGTATCGGAAACTATTTTGCAGAACCCGGGGCCAACGATCAGGTCACAGGTGATGGCACAATGAACTATGAAGGCAGCGATGTCTATATCTATATAACATTTAGAACCCCGATTGACGTCGGTGATCCAGGAGACGGATTATATAGTTTTGCTGCAGGGAAATCGCAAGAAAGCCCATTTAGCGGAATTTACAAAGTAACATTCTGTGAGAATAAGTTTGTCGACGGTACGTTTAAGCAGACTTTGAAATGTTTTAGAATGCCATACCAGGCAGCAGACTTTGATCAAGCGGCAAATGTTGAGAAAGCTCAGGTTCCTGCATCTGTTAAGAAGGATCAAGCAGAACCAGCAGCTACCACAGTAACCGAAACAAACATACCACCAGTACCGTGTTAAGGATATAAATGGCACAAGAAAAAAGAATAGCAGACAGTGTTGAGGCAGCTAAAGGTAGTATGCCTCCAGGGCCATTATTGGCTCGAGTTATCAGCCACCTTGATCCTACTTTTATGGGTTCGTTAGAAGTTACCTTATTAAGAGAGCAAGGTAACGGCATGGGCGTAGATGAAGAAACATATATTGTAAAATGTGCAAGTCCGTTTTTTGGATATACAGCATTTGAACACACCGGGCAAAATTCTGCTATTAAAAATAAAAATACCAAGACATACGATGCATATAATGACACACAGAAATCATATGGCATGTGGATGGTCCCTCCAGACATTGGAGTTACTGTTATGGTGGTGTTCATCGAAGGAGACCCAGCAGACGGTTACTGGATAGCCTGTATACCATCGAAGCTTGCAAATAATATGGTTCCTGGTATTGCAGCATCTGCAGAACTTGATATTGATGATACTGACAAAAAGAAATTTAACACAACACAACCGTTGCCATCCGCAGAAATTAATAAAAGAGTTAATGGTGAAGAAGGCAAACTTGATACCGATAAGATAAAAAAAGCAGTTCACCCTTTAGCTGATCACTTTTTAGAACAGGGTTTGTTGGAAGATGATATTCGAGGATTTACTACAGCATCGTCTAGACGAGAAGCACCTAGTATGGTTTTTGGTATTTCGTCTCCAGGACCATTAGATAGAAGAACTGGTTCTAAAAGACAAAACATCGGAACAAAATCTAGTCAAACACCTAAGCCTGTACCTGTTAGCAGATTGGGCGGTACAACATTTGTTATGGATGACGGAGATGACAGATATTTCCGCAAGAAACCTCCTAAGGGTCCTGATGCAGGTCCGCAAGAATATGTTGATACAGAGGATCCTAAACTAAAAGATACCTATCAACCTGATATTCCCTACAGCGAGTATTTTAGGATTAGGACTAGAACTGGCCATCAGATTTTGATGCATAACTCAGAGGATTTAATTTACATTGCTAACTCTGCTGGATCGACATGGATAGAACTTACAGCAGGTGGAAAAATAGATATCTACGCAGCTGATTCTATATCTATTCACAGTGAAGCAGATTTTAACTTCCGTGCTGATAGAGATATTAATTTTGAAGCTGGAAGAAATATGAACTTTAGAACAGAGTCGGGTCATTGGCATGCTGAGATTGCCACCGATATGAACTTCTTAATAGCCAATGACGCAAAACTCAGCGTCGGCAGCAATCTTGACATTCTAGTTAATGCTACTACAAAAATATCTCAGAGAAATGATTTCCATCTTGACACCAACGGAAACAATAATATTTCTGCAGGCGGCAACACCAGTATTGGTAGCGTAGGAAATCACATCGAATCTGCAGACAAGATCTATATGAATAGCATAGCAGCAACTCCTGCAACTCCTGCAGATTTTGTAAAACCTAAAGATCTAAGAGAAAACGTAGCAACAACTACACAGGTTGGATGGTCACAGAAAAAATATCAGGCTGGAACTATAGACAGCTTTATGAAACGCATACCGATGCACGAGCCTTGGCCATTGCACGAGAACTATGCTCCTCAGTTATTAACCTCTGACAAAACAGATCGAGAAGTTTAAGGAATAAATTATGGCAAATAAACTCTATAATACAAAAACAGTCGCAGTTAACAAAGCATCAGTGGGTGATGTAGGACGCTCTGCGTTTACATATAAAGGGTTTAGTTCCACTTCACAGAATAAAAATTACAAGCTCTACGATATTGATCTTGTAAAACAAGATATTATAAATCATTTCTACATTCGCAAAGGCGAAAAGTTAGAAAATCCTGAGTTTGGAACAGTGATCTGGGATATGATCTTTGAACAGTTTACCCCAGAAGCAAAAGCGATCATAACCAAAGACGTTCAAGACATCATCAACTATGATCCTAGAATTTCTGTCAACGCAATCACAGTTGACAGCACTGAACAGGGCATAAGAATAGAAGCAGATATCGTGTATATTCCTTTCAATATCAGCGAAAGGATGACATTTGACTTTGATAAAAATAATGCAGTCATAAACTAAGCACTTAATTTTGTTTGGTAAATATGATATAGGAATAAACGATGACAACAACAACAAGACAAAATAACTTAATTCTTAATGAAGATTGGAAGAGAATCTATCAGACATTTAAAAATGCTGATTTTAAATCTTACGATTTTGAAAATCTTCGTAGAGTTATCATCACTTATCTCCGCGAAAACTACCCAGAAGATTTCAACGACTACATTGAAAGCAGCGAATATCTTGCACTCATTGACGCTGTGGCTTTCCTTGGACAGAGCCTAGCTTTCCGTATTGATCTAGCCAGCCGTGAAAATTTTATCGAGCTAGCAGAAAGAAAAGACAGCGTACTACGTTTAGCTCGTATGTTGAGCTACAACTCTAAAAGAAATATCGCATCAGAAGGATTACTGAAATTTACTTCTGTAACTACTACTGAAGGGCTGTTAGATAGCAATGGAAAAAACCTAGCACAGCAAGTTGTGTCTTGGAACGATCCTACTAATACCAACTGGCTAGAGCAGTTTATTTTGGTTTTAAATTCTGCAATGGCAGATAACACAGAGTTTGGCCGCAGTCAAGGATCGGCTACGATTCAAGGAATTCCTACTGAGCAATACAGATTTAGAACTAACAGCACAGACGTGCCTATCTATACCTATTCTAAAACAGTTTCTGGTCGTTCTATGGCTTTTGAGTTGGTCAGTACTGCATTTAAAGATCAAGAATATATCTATGAAGAACCGCCAGTTCCTGGAAATCAACTAGGATTCATTTATAAAAATGATGGAACAGGCCCAGCTAGTAACAACACTGGATTTTTCTTAATGTTTAAACAAGGTAGTATGGAGTTGGCAGATTTCAATATCGCAGTTCCAACTACCAACGAAACTATCGCAGTTGACAGTCAAAATATTAACAAC